AATGGTATCCCACATTCTTACTTGATAGTGAATGTCGATGAAGTTGACTTTGGCATCAAACGCCATTGTAATCGCAAGTTCAATTAATTTCAACTTGTCTTCAAGTTTATCAACCAGTTGAACGTCAATAATATTGTATCGAACAAACTTATTCCAGTCTTTTGTATAGAACTCACGGAAAGTATCATACTCATTATGATCAAGTTTCTTTTCACCTAACTCATAGTTGGCAATGTAGTCCAATCGATATGACTCTTGGTTTGTATATGTGAATCTTTTGTATAGATCAAGATAATCAAGTTGAGTCACACCACCAATATCATATGTAATATTTTTACGACCACTAATATAAACTTCGTCTTGAGATACAAGACCCCAAGGCGAAAGATCTTTCATTGACTTCTCACCAAGAATACGATTGATACGACCAGCAAGATAAGGTATGTCATACATCTGTGAGTTCCAACCAGTGATTACCTCTGGTAGATTCTTTCTCCAGTATGCTAAGAATGATCTGAGAAGATGAACTTCATCATTACATAGAATGTATGTTACGTTTGGATCTTTGTTTACAAAGGGTCTTGAACCAAAAGTTGTAACCTTCTTTGTTGCATAATCCTGTAGACTAATCAGTAGTAATTCTTCTGCAACATTTTCCACATCAGGGAAACCACTCTCTGCAGCAACCTCAATGTCAATCGTTATAAGACGAATCTTTTTAATATCAAACTGTATATGATCTTCTGGATATTTTTCTGAGATATATTGATAAACATATCTGTCGTTGCCATATATTTTAAAGTTCTCAACCTCATCATACTTCTTATAGAACTCACGACAGTCTCTCACAAAGCCAGGTTGAATCGGTTCAACTGATTCACCCTCTAATGTTTTATATTTTGTTTTTCTTTTAGAAGGAACAAACAGAGTTGGTTTCCATTCTTCTCGATGTGTAATGTGTTTTCCATTCTCATATCCACGAATCAGAAACTGATTACCTATGAGTTGAATGTTGGTATAAAATTTCACGAAGTCACTTTAGAATACTGTTCAAAAATCATAGGGCTAGGAGTGACAAGAGTTACAATCTTATCAGAATTAATCATCACCTCATTTTGTTCAGTATAGTCTTCCATCCATTTATGTAAAGCACCACCTTCAATTTTGTAAGGTTTTGTTAACTTGCAGTTTGGATCTCCAAACTCTGCAGCAACCTCTTCTATCTCTGATACTACTATTTCTTGACTAGTCAATAATAAGACTTTGATCACTTTCGTTTCTTCCATTGATTTTCTCCTCATAAAGTTTAATTAGTTGTTCCTGTGGTTTAACAATCGTTACGATCCAATCAGCTGAACATGGAATATTTTTTCTCTCAGCTGAAAGAGGAATCCACGGAAAAAATGATATCGATACTTTTGAATTGTATTTTGATTCAGTTTCCTCTTCTAATAATACCTCTGGTTCTTCATTAGCTTCGCAATGTAATGTTAAAGGATCATTAAAAAAATATCCCACGACATCTTTTCCAGATTTAATTTCCTTTACATCTGCTATCAACTCTTCACCAGATTTTAAAATGACTAAATTTACAGACATACAATTTACTCTTTGTTTACATTATAAAAGACCACTCAACAAAAGTCAAGTGGTCTGTAATTCTATGTGATTTATTTATAGGTAGTCTTTACGAGCGTGATGCTCTGGAACTACTTTACCCAACTTAACGGTAAGAAGTCCATCCTCCAACGTGACATCTCTGACTTCAAAATCATCTGAGAGTGTCCAGGCTCTTTTGAAAGATCTCTGAGCCAATCCTTGATGGAAATACTCGGATTCTGTCTCCTTATTTTCTTTCTTTCCTTCAACGAATAGTTTTCCATATTCAGTATAGACATGGACTTCCTCCCTTTTGAATCCAGCAAGTGCGATCTCTAAACGAGACTCAGTATTATTTACCTGTATTAGATTGTAAGGTGGATAGTTTGTTATGGTCTCAGTAAAAAACTTATCGAAATAAGTATCCATACCGATACTGTTTTTTGTGATGCGATCCATTAAATCTCCTAGATCTGCAGCACGATACCTTTGTAAGTTCATAGTTCTCCTTAAGTAAGCGAGTGTAAATTGTGTCCCCGAAGGCGACACTACTAATTATAACAGCAGGCAAAAAAAGAAGGGGTGGTGAACCCCTCATAAACACTTCGGTTTCCTCCCTAGTCTAGCAGTGCTCTACAATGGCTGACGCAAGATTTATCTCTTACATCACATTCTGAAATACATTCAAAGTAATCATCAACTGAATCATTTGGAGATGTCTCATGTTCGACATTCATCCAAGGACGTAAACTATTGAACGATATGAGGTTGTGCATAGATTGTTTTGATTTAAACACATAACTATCTATATAAGTTTTTAAGATAGTAACACTTCTTCATTTAATAGTTCTGGTTTTTGATCCTCATCCTCTTTCAGATTTGCTCCTTCGTATTCACTAATTAACTTTTTACCACTTTTGATAAATTCCTGAGACTTATCCATCTTGATAACCATTTCAATCCTCCTCTGGTTTTTTTCTTTTGCCTATGTTGTATTTAGTTTCAAGATTCCAATCATTCTTCTCCTTGTAAGAAATAACTTTAATCTGATTCAATGGTGCAATATCGTTAACTTTATCAGTCGAGACAACAGAAACTAATCCCCAGTCTAAAAGTAACTGAATGATTCGATTTCTTCTCTGCACATCATTTACTGTGATATTAGCTCTCTTACCATCTAGTGCAAATAGTTCTTTGAAATGAACGATATAGTATCTGCCTTGTTTATGTAGAATATGACAAGACTGATATAACTTTTTTTCTTTTCTTGATGCCACACCAATGCGAGTCAGTGTTTCTCTTACCTTAAGAAAATCATCTGGTTCATTTAATGTAATCTCAATCATTTGGTCTGGCGACCAACTAATTTGAGGCTCAACAATTTGGTTCATTTTCTACCTCCAGTCTCAAGTCGATCTCGAATAAACGAGAATTGTTCTCTAGTCAAAATGTTTAAAACCTGTTTTGCCTTTTCATTACTGTAACCATAGTATTGTTTAACAAGTTCAAGGTTTTCAATTTGTTCTTTACGAAGCCAAGGAGAGTATCTCTTCCTTTTCCTGAGACTATTTAGAAAAAAGTCATATTGTAACTTCTTTGCTAGATTAGGATGTTTGTTCATTTCATTTGCAAACATCACAGAATCTATCTGTCCAGACAAACATCTGTTGATAATATAAGATGGATACTGTTTTTCAATATCAGGATCCTCATCAATCAAATTATTTTTACTTGTGTTGATTGAGTTCAACCATTCTTTAAGTTCCATTTTTTTCTTCTCACAATGATTTGATCATTTTCATAATCAGGTATAAATTCTATAGGGTCATCATTATCCCAACAAAGTTCTCCATACAGAGAATTTAAAATAGACATATCATCCCAAAGATCGTTTGGTTTAGTCATGTTTCTCGCTCCAGTCTTTGAAATTAGTTTGTAAATCTAAAGGTTCGGGATCTGTAATACCCTTCACTTTTTTCCAATTACTATACAGTGCTTGGAGATGCCATGATTGAGATAAACTCTTTGGCCCATGTTCAAGAAGATCAAGTTCCATCTTGTTTCGAGTATGAGCCTTGTATTCCTCTCTCCAATTAGAATCATCAAATGTTTTCATAATTTATTTTCTGATAATAACAACGTCTCCTTCATCGTCATCGTCTTCATCTTGTGCTTTGAAAACTAAAAGTTCTTCACCAGATTGAACATCTGACATTTCTGGATGCACATTTCTTCTTTCTTGTTGTCGATTAAAGTCTCTTAAGGTAGAAGTCATCATGGCATACATGTATGCGAAGGTCGCCCCTGCAAGACAAGCAAAACAAAGAAAGTATATAAAGACGCTAATGTCGTTCATCGGAAACCTTGTTGAAGTATCTTTTGTATGGGGACTTGTTTTATTCTATCTATAATGTCAGTCTCTATTTTATCTAGAATGTTTACATCTAGATGCATGAATGGTGGAATGATACCCAACATTCTTAGTAATCCATCGACAAACAATGCAAGAGTAGTGAATCCAAGAATCATACTAATGACAGTCGCTTCACGATTATGTTTTGCCATCGATTCATTATCGATTCTCCGTGCTTCATCAACTGCTTCCTTAACTGCAGCTTCAAGAAGAACATTGACTTCTTCTTTGGTGTAAGCATACTTACGAATTTTTTCTTCACTAAGACTTCTCTCTCTAGGATAGTCTGTGATAGGAAATTCTTGTAGGATTGTTTTGATCATAGTAGTTACCTTATGATGTCGATGTGCATATCTTTAGTCCAAACCTCTAATTCTGTTCTAAGAGAACCACTGGACTTAAGACTTTCATATCTTTTAGAGGCCTTGTTCTTCCACCATTTGATGAGATTCTCTTGATAGAATTTATCAAAGTTGATGGGGTTTTTTTCTAGTTTGTCAGTATCTCCTCGAATTACTTCCCTAGAATTAGCAAATCCATAGTCACTGAAGTAGACTCTTTTCTTTTCAGTGAGGTTCTTTGCATTTA